ACCACCAGATAGTTGAACAATGTCACCATTGAACAAGCTTGTGCCGTAGCCAGAAGCGATAGCATACATACGGGTTGACCCAGCGTATGATAGACCACCGAACTCGCTTACAGCTTTAAACCCGTAAGGGGCTGGAACGATTGGATAAGCCATTTAGGACTCCTTGATTAATTACGACCGATTGAGACCTCTGAACGTCGCTCTTTGAAAAGCGGCATACGCGGGTCATTGTTTTTCATGAATGTATTATCAACTGATTCCATTTGAGCTTGGTTTTGCTTGTTGTAGTAAGCATTACGTTGGTCTATGAACTCAGCGGGAATACGACACAATAACAAACCGCCAACTTCAATATTGCCTTTGAATCGGCCTTCTTGAGTAGCGTGCATCATCATCTCAGGATATTCGTCAGCCTTACAGGGCTCATAACCCTCACGGAATTTAGACGAAATATTAGCAGGATCGGATGCGCCAATCATACTAATACGAACCCATCTATGAGCCCAACCGGGCCTATCGTTTGGTTCAGGGAGAACTTCTGGCGGCCTCCAGGATTCTGGACGCTGCATTAGTTCTCTTGAATCCGCTTCTCTAGGTTTACGATTTTCGCTCATGATTATTCCACCCTTCTATTTTGTTTAGCAACCTCTTTGGCATAGACGTCTAACGGAAGACCTAGCCTTTTGGCGATATTGACCTGACTTTGTGTAAGCACGATTTTTTTGGCCGCTGTGCTTCTCGTTGCCGGAGCTACATTTGATTTTTTCTGTGAAGGTGTCGCATCCACATTTCCACCAAACGCGTCAGGAAAACGATTTTTCATTTCAGCATCAATCCTTTGGTAATACTCATCACTAGTCGGTTGTATACGCTCGTCTACTGTGAGTTCTTCGTGCAGTGCCAAAGCATAACTTGTCATGCGGCGGTTTTGCCCGAACCAGGGATTCCGTGAACGCCAGTCTTCAGTTTTATAATGAAGCCGTTGAGCCGGTTGCTGTTGTGTAGTTTGTACTTCATTTTGAGTATCTTGTAAAGGGGCTGGCTTAAAATTAGCTATTTTGTCTGCTTTTAAGACCGTGGTAGTTAATTCTCTTTGCGCCTCTGCGATTGCTCCAGAGTCACCAGACTCATACGCTATTCTCATTTTGGCTTCAGCCATGGCGACTTCATTGTCCACCACTTTTCTAGCTTGTTCCAAGAGAGCAGTATGCCCTTGATTTAAAGAACCTTTAAGTCTTTGATTTTCTTGAATGACCTGTTGGGCCAGAATTAAAGCTTCTTCCCGCTCACGGGTAGCGGATTCTTTAGCTCTTCGTTCTTCGTGATAACCCTTGGTAAAGTGCTGTATACGTTTTTTGACGCTATCGTTGTAAGTTTCCAACTCATCGTCTGTAAAGTCTTTAGGCGCTTCAGCCATGGGTTTTCGATTGCGGTCCTCTTGAGGTGTGTCGTCTATGATTTCCACCTCTGGATCCGCTTCGACTGTATAGGCTTCTTCGTTGCCTTGTTCATCGGGAAATTTGTATTGAGTGTCGGCCATGATATCTCCTTAAGCTGCACGGCTAATGCCGCGAGGATCTTGCACAACTGCCTCTACAGAATCATCATTAATGATCCTAAATTCTTTGCCGTGGATTTTTAATCGTGTGCCTGTGTTGGGGCGGACGATAACAAAATCGCCTACTTTACAGGATGGGCCAGATGGGAATCTGGTAGTGTCTTTATAAGCATCTGGTCCAAGCTTTACAATAAAGAGGACAGGTGAAAGCACTTCCTCGTAATGTATTGATTGGCCTGATTTAAGAATGCCGCTTTCGTACTCTTCATCTATTTCCGGCAAAACCGTTAATATTTGAAAACGCACAGGATCAGGCAATTGCTTGGCCTTATCCTCGGCAGTCTGCGGTAATGTTGTAGCCTGAACCCCATCTTGGCTGATCAGAATTTCAGGTGTCAACGTTGACATCTCATTTGTTTCACTCATCGTCATCTTCCTTATATCTACGCACGAGGTCTTCTATCTCTTGTTGTGCGATGGCTAGACCCCGGATCACCCCGCACAATTCTCTGTAAGCAGCATAGTCGGTAGCCGTACCGCTCGCCACAACATCGGCATAGTCCTCACGACGGACTTTAATTTTTTTATCTAAATGTTCTAGGATTTGACGTTCCATCATTTACCTTTTGGTTTATTCATGAGCCTCATCATTTCTAAATGAGCTTTGAGTCTGGCATCTTCAGCGGATTGTGCCATATTTTGTTGATGAACTTGAGCGTTTTGCATTAACTCTTGTTGATGAACTTGAGCATTTTGTTGTATTTCCTGCTGTTTTGCTTCCAACTGCTGTTGTAGTATTTGCTGTTTATTGGCCATATCAGCTTGTGGATTTTTAGCTTGGGCTGCTTGGGCTTTAAGCTGTAGTTCGGCTTGTTTAATTTGCAAATCACCCTGAACTTTTTGCGCTTTAGTTTGAGCTTCTTGTTGTTGAATTTGTAGCTGGGCCTGTTGCATTTGAACCAAAGGATCTTGAGCTTGGTTTTGAGCTTGTTGTTGGGCAGCCTGACCTTGGCTTTGCTGTAAGACGGCTTGAGCAGCTTGAGCAACCAATTGAGACAACTGAACTTCAACGTCTTTTGGTAAATCTTTGTCAGGTGCCGGCATTTGAATGCCCATCTGTTTCTCAATTTTGGATCTGTATTGAAATGCCAAGTGTTCTGATATATGAGCCATGATAGCTGCAGACATTTGTTGACCCATAGGGCTTTGTCCAATTTGTGCGGCCAATAAAGGATCTTGCATCATGGCCTGGTGTACAGCTATATGGGCATCGTGGTCTTGATAGATAAATGCTTTGGTGGGTTTTCCTTTGAGGAATGCCATATTTTCCGAAACTGGATCTCTTGGTTTTTGATCGTCGTCTGTAGGAACTAGTTTGTCTGCATTTTTAATGCCCAACACTTCTAGCATTTGTCTATGTAAATGAGGAAGGTTGTAAATCTGGGGGGCTTGCTGTGCCATTTGCATTGCTGCTTGGTACTGCATGATCCGCTGTGCCATAGTGGAAGAGTTTGGATCGCTGACTGGTATGACTTCGACCAGATCGTAGTCTTCGCGTTTGGCTTTTTGAGTGCCTGAAGACGGCATGTAGTCATACTTTTTAGGGGTAAAGTCCCTAATAATATCCCGTAGCAACTTAAACTCTTGCTTCATGGCGTAGTGGACACGGGCCTGGACTGCACTCATGGTCTTAAGCTGTCTCTCCAATAGAGCAAGCGTAGTTCCTACTGGCGCATTAGCAGACATGTCGCTAATATTCATGTCACTGATTGCGCCTAGCTTTCTAGCTTCATCTGTAATCGTTGACAGCAAGCCAGCTAAAACTTGTGACGGCTCCTTATAAGGAAGCATCATGATGTTATCTTTAATAGGACCGCTTGGTACGTCTACATCTCTAAACTCTCCAGGAGCAATTGGGGTGTCATCTCCCTTGACTCTCAAGCCTCTAGCCTTCAATCCACCTGGTAAATTGGCCAAAGAACCAGCATCGACTAGCTGTCGAATGATCATTGTGCCGGCTCTGGCATATCCACCAATCAAGTGAATTAAGCCAAAACCATAGGCTCCAAAGCCAGGAATGTAAGTATATTGAACAAAATGTTGGCGTTTTAAGCGTTTTTTGTCCTCTTCTTTCCAATTTCTGCGAATTGAAAGTACTTTATTTGACCCTCTATCTATGGTAATTACATAAGGTAAAGCAATTCCATCTTCATCTTCAAAGCCAGGAAGCTCATAATCCACATGTATTTCGCAGATTTGATAGCGATCATCGTCTGTTATTGAGTATCCAGACTCATCTGCTTTCTTCTTTTCAATATCTGTAGGGATTTGAACTGGCTCTCCAAGCTCTAAATCACGATAAAAACCTTCTACTTGAAGCTTTCTTATTTCGTTTTTGGTCTTTCTCATTAAATGAGTGACGCGCTCACAGCTCATAACACCTGTAGATCCATAGGGCATGATCAGATCTTCTGCGCCTACATATATAGATACTTGTCTTCCTAGACTGGGATCTGGGTAAACCTTTTTAAATGCTGCTCCTACTAGGCCAAGGTTAAGTAACATGCGCTCGTGCTCTGGCCTGTATTCGGGCATGGCTTCTGTTAATTGATAGTTCATGTCCTCTTGAACACGTTCTGCAGCTTCTTGTTTCAACTGATCTATAGCGCCAATGATTGCGGTCTTTACTGGGCCCGACGCAGGGAAACATTCTGTAATCGTTTCGCTTTGAAACCTGATACCAGCTTCCGTTAGAACTGTAGAGAATACGCCACAGGCGCCATTCCAAGGCTCAGTCCTCTCCTCATACTTCATTCCTAAGACCTCTAAACCCTTAACATATGTTTCAGACCAGTCTTTTCTAGAATGAATATCAGCATCAACTTGTTCCATTAAATCGCCGGCTATGGAACTCAGTTCTCCATCATGAAGTTCTTCCGCCAAGTTAGCATAGAAATCATCTGACAAATCTATTGATTTAGTGGCTTCTAAATGAATCTCAATTCCTCCTATGCCAGTTTGTTCTTCAGGCTCCTCTACATGAACTTCAACATCTGGACTATCCGATACGTCCAAAGGTGGTACTTCTGAATACAATGCTCTGTCAAAATTTGTGGCCATAGTGGTTCCTAGTAGTATGCTTTCTTGCGTCTAAAGTATTGCGGCTCGTCCGGCTCGTCTGTTTCCAGCCTTAAGAATCCGCCCTGCCTGAATCTTATCAGCGCCTGACTACTGCTGTCCACATAGTCATCGTGTTCTGCGTTCGGAAAGCGAGCAATCTCCTCAAT